CTTGAGTGCCGGTTTATTTTTAAAATACGGTGTTGAAATTGCGCTCATAGTTGTTGGTGGTGGCATGGCAACGCTTTCGACGATCTTAATTTTCATAGCGATATTTCAGCCGACAAGAGGCGGTAAATAGTGGGTATTCTCACAAACATAAGATCCGGAGGTAGTCCATCGAATCCATCAGTTGATTGGCAAAGTATGTTTGGCTTGCGGTCGGCTAAGTCCGGGTCCACGGTCAACGAGCAAAATGTCATGGGCCTACCGGCGGTCTGGTGCGGAGTGAACTTTATTTCAACAACTATTGCATCCTTACCATTGCACGTTCATCAACGAACCAACACGGGGTCAGAGGTCGCAACGAATCACCCGCTTGATCGGGTGCTGTCGATCCATCCCAACGAACATCAAGACCCGTTTAAATTTATCGAGACCTGCCAGAACTCGGAACTTTTGACGGGCCATGTGTGGCTTGAAAGGATCATGGACGGGCGAGGTGTCCTTGCCGGTTTGTCCCATATTCCCACATGGGCTATTTCAAAGGCCCAGGGCGAAAAAGATATTTACCGGGTGTCACTGAAAGACGGCAAAAGCGCATTTCTTCACAAGGATCAGGTCGCACACATTGAAGGTCCATACGGTGGCCGGTCAATTATTCACCTGATGATTGAAACTTTTGGCTTGTCTCTATCAATAGACGAATTTGCATCCAACTTCTTTGGGCAAGGTGCGAACCCCGGCATTGTGATTAGGCATCCGCAGAGCTTGACGCCTGATGGACAGAAGAAACTCCAGAACGCTCTCAGAGGTAAATACGAGGGCCTTGGTTCGAGTTTTCGCCTGATGCTCCTTGATGAAGGCATGGAAGCACAGAAAATCATGCACAGCCTGGAAGAAAATCAGCTTGTTGGTTTGAAACAGTTTCAGATTTCGGACGTTGCCAGGATCTTGAATTTACCTCCACATATCCTAAAAGACCTCTCAAAATCGAGCTTCAGTAACATCGAGAAACAATCTATCGAACTGGTGATTTACAGCTTGATGCCCAGGGTAAAACGTTACGAATCGGTTTTTAATCGGTTTTTGCTTACTGGCAATGATTCAGGCAAATATTTTGTAAAATTCAACATGAAGGGCCTACTCCGGGGCGATGATCAGGCCAGGTCCGAGTTCTACACCAAAATGCGCCGGTTAGGTGTTTTTTCAGTGAACGAGATCCGGGGACTTGAAGACATGAACTCCATAGGCCCGATTGGTGACCAATATCACGTCAGTGCCGATCTGATGCCGTTAGAATCCGTTGGAAAAGAGCCGGAAGTCAATCAAAAGGCACTATTTCAGGCCATTTCAGAGTTCAAAAACCGTGAAATTGACGGCAAAACAGAGAGATCCGAGGCCGATTTAAACAAAATCTTGAAGATCCGTGAACAAAAAATGCAGGAATACGAGCCGCTTTTTGAGTCTGCAATTCAGGGCGTTGTTAACCGGGAAGTTGCAGTCATTAAAAAGGCGCTCAAAGCCGATGATTTTGAAGCGAAAATGAGGGAGTTTTACGACGGCCTGCCAGATATTATCCGGCAAAAATGCGGAGTGACGTTCACGGCATATTCAAACAGCGTCAAAGCGTTGATCTTGGACGAGATCGGAGAAGAAACAGCACACGCAGATTTTGACACGGACTTTGACGAATACCTTGATGGTTTCATCCGGCGTTACATCGATGCAGCGATAGGTCAGATTATCCTTTTGATGAACGATAGTGAGGACGAGACGTATCAAGACACAGTTTTTGAACGCATGGATGATTGGTATGAAACAAAGGCCGAGAAGGAATCCGAACGGCAGGCCGTATCTGTCATGGGTTTTGTTGCAAGTTCGGTGATACTCGGTGCGGGATTGAAACTTATTTGGAAGAATACCGGAGGCGATAGTTGTCCATACTGTAAAAAAATGCACAACAAGATTGTTTCAAAAAAAGGTCAGACATTTGCAAAGGAAGGTGAAACGCTTGAAGGTAACGACGAAAAACCGGAAATGACGGTTAAATATAATACAAAATATCCACAACTGCACAGGGGTTGCCGGTGCGTTGTAGTATCGGGATAAGGGGAAATCATGAAGAGAAAAAACGAAAATAAAACAGAAAACAGGATGATGGTCCGGGCTATTACTGTTGACCCGGAAAGTATCACAGAAGACTCCAGGTCAATCGAGGTTTCGATATCGTCCGAGTTTCCAGTCACCAGGTGGGACGGTGACGAGATTCTTGTCCATACCGATGAGGCTATTGATTTGAGCCGGTTTCCCCTCCCACTGTGCGTAGCACATGAGACGTATCGAGGCTTGAATATTGGCTTGATCGAAAACCCCACGATAACCGACGGCAAACTCCGGGCAACATTGAGATTTGGCGAACGTGGCGAGGCTGATCAGTATTGGATTGACGTCAAAAACGGAATTATCCGCAACATTTCAATAGGATATCAGGTCCAGGCCATTGATGATGTTGACAAACAAACGTATCGAGTCAGTCGGTGGATGCCCTATGAGGGTTCACTGGTGTCTGTCCCCGCCGACAATACGGTTGGTGTCGGTCGCTCACTTGATTTTGAGACAATGGCAGATAAGCTGATCGAGTCTGCAACAGATGAACAAAAGGAAAAATTGATTCAACGATTAAAACCCGTTGATGAAAATAGAAACACACATTCAGAGACTCCCGATGAGTCCGATGTGCCGCCAGATACAGAGGGTCCGATGATCCCGAGCTTGAGGCGACAGGTAATGTTGAAAGAAAAATTAATGATGATTGGAGATTAAATATCATGATCAAAAAGATCAAAGAAACAAAAGAGGCAAGGGCGGCCCTGGTAGACGAGCAAAGAAAGCTTGTTGATACGGCAGACAAGGAAAAACGTGAGTTCTCCGCAGATGAAGAGTCGAGATACCAGGCGATTGACGCTGATTTTGAAGCCATGACGGATCAGATCACCGATCTTGAGAAACAGGTTCAGGAACGGACTGTCAGGCTTGATGCCCTTGCGAAGCGTGAAGATGATCTGAAACGAGCAGGTAAGCCCGTTGCGGATCGGGTTTCCGACCCACAGGACAAAAAGGCCGACGACAACAGGTCTCAGGATTACTCCGAAGCGTTCAACCGGGCACTCGTTCATGGCCTTTCCAGCTTGTCCAGGGACGAGCAGAGGGCGCTTTCAGCAGGCACACAGTCCGAGGGTGGGTATCTCGTTGTTCCAGAAGCTTTTATGACATCGTTCATTCAGGCCGTGGATAATATTGCCTTTGTGCGCCAGAGGGCAACCGTCATCCAGGTACCCAATGCGGCCAGCCTTGGCGTTCCGTCTCTTGACTCTGATCCCTCCGATGCAGAGTGGACAGGTGAATTATCCGGCGGCAATGTCGATACAGATATGAGCTTTGGAAAGCGGACGCTGACTCCTACGCCGGTGAAAAAGCTTGTGAAGGTTTCGGAAAAGCTCGTTCGTATCGCACCGCAGAATATTGATGCGCTCATTCGGGCACGGCTTGCGTACAAGTTCGGAATCACCCACGAAAAAGCATTTCTTACCGGCTCCGGCGACAGTGGCCAGCCACTGGGCCTTTTTACGGCGTCTGCAAAGGGCATTACAACTGCCCGTGACGTTGCGACGGACAACATTGCAACAGCTATCAAACCTGATGGCCTGATCAATGCCAAGTATGCCTTAAAGCCTCAGTATCACACAAAGGCTGAATGGATATTCCATCGTGACGCAGTAAAGATGATCCGAAAAATGAAGGACGGCAACGGCGATTATCTGTGGAAACAGGGTTTTGGTGACAAGTCGGATACCATTCTTGAGGTTCCATACCATATGTCAGAGTACGCTCCCAACACTTTCACAACCGGGCTTTATGCCGGGTTGCTTGGGGATCTTTCGTTCTATTGGATCGCAGATGCCCTTGCAATGACAATCAAGGTTGCGGATCAGCTCTACATGGAATCTGGCCAGATTGGTTACTTTGGTAATCTGGAGTCTGATGGAATGCCTGTTCTTGAGGAAGCTTTTGTTCGTATCAAGCTTGGGTAACTGAACATCAAAAAGCCGGGGGAAACTCCGGCTTGAAAAAAGGAATCGAAATATGAATTTCATAAAAAACAATGATGTCAGGATGGCTCTCGCTCCGGTTGCCACAGGTACAAGTGCAGTCAGCACGGCCATTATTGATACCAACGGGTATACAGGGGTTACGTTCATCACGACTGCTACGGCAAATGTGGCAACGGCTGTTCTTGGCATGGTTGTTGAACAGAGTGACGCTAATTCGACCGCCGGAATGAGTGCGCTTGCGGGTGCATCCGCAACGGCTACGGGCACTTCACAAAATGACTTGAAAGACAAAATCATGATCGTTGAAGTCGATAAACCGTTAAAAAGATACGTGCAAGCCACATTTGCCAGGACGGTTGCAGCATCTACATTGGGCGCAACCATTGCCGTTTTACACGGAGTCAAAAAAGCACCGGTGGTTTTGCA